CCGGCACATACTTTGCTTATGTCCGAGTATCAACAGATGACCAGGATGTAAGAAGACAAGAGATGGAGATCCTCAAATGGCTCAATGGTGGTAATCATTCAGTCGTTTGGTTTAAGGAAGAGGGTGTGTCAGGCACAATAGATCCGGAGCATAGACCAAAGCTTAGTCAATGCATTGAAACAGCCAAGGCTATGAATGGCACTATTATTGTAGCTGACTTGGACAGATTCAGTCGTACCATGTGGCATACTTTAAAATTCTTTGAAACTATTCTTAAAAAGAATGCTGTTAAACTTATCGTCTGCGATGATCCGACCTTGTCTGACAATAAAGAAAGATTTTATATGAAGGCATTATTCGCTGACTTTGAACGTGATAAGATTTCTAAAAGAACCAAATCAGGTCTTGCAAGAATAAAAGGGGAGCTAATAGAGAAGGGCAGTATTATCTCATCTAATGGCAATCGTATCACTAAGCTTGGTATTCATAATGAAATGGACAAGGCTAGAGCTTCAGCTTCGACAGCCGTCAAAACCATTGCTGATAACTTTGCGACTAAAATAGCTCCTACAGTTAATAAAAGATTAAAAGCTGGTGAAAGCTATAGAGAAATTGCCCAGGAACTAAATGAACTTGGTGTACCGACTGCAAGAGGCGGTAACTGGCACGCATCATCGGTCAGAAACATAGCAAAAAGATTGGGAAATAAATAATGAATGATATCAAAGTACATGAAAATTCAGTTAAAGAAATACATCAGCATTTAATACGAAAATATAACCAAGCTATTATTCAAGTTGAAATGACTTTATATCAAGGTCGAAAAACTCGTAATAAAACTAAAATACAAGCTTATATAAATTCAACTAGCTTGCGTTATGGTTTTTGCTTTTGGATGATGTCAAGTTACTATGCCAACCAACATTACACGATTGGTTATCTTGTAAAAGAAATGCACTCAACACGTCAGTCAATTTCGACTGTGATTTCAGAGTGTGAAGCTGAAGGCTGGATAGATGTTATTCGCACAAAAAATTCGGTCAAATGTACAGCATCACAGCCAATGATAGAGGTTTTTGAGGAGTTCATGCTTTTTAGACGAAACGAGGTTAAAAGTGTGATTGGTTATGCTTTTCAAAATCTTACCAACTTTGAGAAATTGATGTCAAAGGACTTTACACAAGAAGATGAATAGGTATCAAACTAGTATGCATTGTTAGATGTTTTTTTTTGTGTTTAGCTATAGAACATCTTACGAAGAAAGATAGATAGAGAGGAGAAGATTAATGAAACCTTATGTAAACAAATATAAAACGAATGACCCGGTAAAAGATCCAAACGATCTTAGAGGTCATAACCAACCACCAGGAGCCGGTGTTCCTGAATACGACAGTAAGATTGCTGATGATTATTTTGATAAAATGCCGGTTGGTGCAATTATGAAAAAACGTATTAAAGAAACGGGCAAGTTCACCGGCAAGGAACTTAAAGATGGGTTAGTGTTTCCAACCTTAACTGGTCCTCAAAAAGAAAAGCTTGCAAGAATGCTTCTCGATGGAAAGGATTATCTTCAGTATCGTGATTTAAGAGTGGCTTGCCGAATGACTATCCCAATCGTTGATATCACTATGATTGCTTCAGCTTCACGAATTTTTATGGAGCTTGGTCGCACCTTACGAGAAATCAAAAGGGATACAACCAAGTCAAAATTTGAACGGGTTATAAAAGCCCAAGAAGCGATAGTAAGTGCCAATGGTACAATTAAGTTTAAACATGGATTATATGAAATGTTAGGTGTACATTCCCTAAGATGACCTATTTTTTACAACCAACTATCAATGACTTAAAGATCGCAAAACTAGATATGGTATGCATTCTGCCTGACCCGTCTAGAGCTTGCACATTAAAAATAAATAATGGAGAAAATAAATATGAAGTTATATCAACACGTTAGGGAAGACCTTTTTTTAAATTATAGTGTTTGTCGCATAATATATACTAAGTCAGACCCAGCGACTCGGCTTTTTGCTATCACCCCTCTAGCTCTTATAATGCTAACTAAGCTATTTGGTTATGCTTTACTCACCTTTATGGCATTGGCTACAATCTACTACACACTACATATGGTATGCCTTATAGACGATGCTTGCTTTGCCCTTAACTATGGAGTGAAGCTATGAAGTGGTCTAATGATGCAGACGAATTAGGAGCTTCTAAAGTAGGGGCTATCGTAATGGGTGAAACACCTTTCCAAACTAACGAAGCCGTCAGGCAAATCGTTTTAAATGCTAAAGCTGGTGTTCAATCTATTGATGATGGTCTTTACCAGGATGCTAAAGATAGAGGTAACTATCTAGAACCAACCTTAACTGAATGGGCAAGTGACAAGTTAGATAATCTATGCCCGGATAATGTGGTTTGTAATTACACTCCGCCAATTGATGCCCATCGTATAAAAGAAATGAGGCTGTGTGCTTCTCTTGATGGTATATTAGAAGTGGTAGGCGGAGAACTTACTATTCCTAATCCTCAAGGTGATGACATAAGTGTATCAGGCTTTGGTGCATTAGAAATAAAAACTGATGGCTGGGATGATGGACCGCCAAGAGCCGACCAGGTGATTCAGTTACAAACTCAGATGTTATGTGCCGGTTTTAAATGGGGAGTTATTGCTAAACTTGGACCAAAATTAAAATTTACCCTTTTTCCATATAGGCTAAGTGAAAAGCTTGTAGGCATCATAATAGAAAAGGTTGCTGAATTTTGGGATAGGGTTGATAGGGATCTTCCTTACCCACCAATTGATAATGGCAAGCCGGACAGCATTTCATTAGATTCAATGGAAACTAGAGATGACGTTATACAAATTATAACCGATTACAATCAATGCAAAGCTGAAGAAAAAGCCTGGAAATTAAAAAAAGAACAATGCCAGGAAGCCTTGGAGCTAGTGCTTGATGAGGTTGATGCCGAGTATGCAACCATTGGTGAATATAAAATTTCTTTCCCAATCATTAAACGTAAAGCGACACCGGAAAAAATAGTGCCAGCTAAACCATCAACCGAACATAGACGATTTTCAATTGAGGAGAATAAATAATGAATAGTTTTAAAACTAATTTAATACCAACTAACATTGATCAGGCTATGAGGATCTCAGAAATGTTTTCTAAGTCTGACCTTGTGCCTGATAGTTATAAAAATAAACCAGCTAATATCTTTTTGGCTGTGTCGGCTGGAGCTTCCCTTGGGCTGGCACCTTTCCAGGCAATGCAGAACATAGCTGTTATAAATGGTAAGCCATCAATATGGGGCGATGCTTTACTGGCTATGGTTCGCAATGATAGAAGGTGTTTATCAGTTAAAGAAACAATTGATGGTGAAGGCAAAGCTAGAACAGCAACTTGCGTAGTATCCAGGTTAGCCCCTAATGGAGAAACAGAAGTTATTAGTTCCAGCTTTTCTATGGGTCAGGCACAAAGTGCTAATTTATTAAATAGACCACCTTGGAAATCCTATCCTGATCGAATGCTTCAGATGAGGGCTAGGGGCTTTGCTCTGCGTGATGCGTTTGCTGATGTTATCGGTGGATTGATTACTGGAGAAGAAGCTGAAGACTATCCGGTGCCTAAAGGTGCTGTACAAGAGCTAGAGAAGACCTCTAAGTTTGATAAGGATGCTCGAAGCATTGATGATATAGTTGGAGAGCTTACGGCTCCTGACGAGTCTGAAATCGAGCTTGCATGGATGATCAATACACCAGGCAAAGATCCAGTAAAATTAAATAATAAAAATGACTTTGTTTTAAAGTACATTGAAATCATGCAGATAGTGGACAGAAGTAAAATGTGGACCGCTGAAATTAAAAGGCAAAAATATTCTGAGCTTAAAACTAAAAACATGGAGATGTTAGAACAGCTTAGAAATAGTGACTTTGGTTTAATAGAAGAAATAGAAATGGAAGAGGGGAGATTGTTTGATGTCAAAGATGCCATTAACTCCTAAACAATTAAATGTTTTAAAATTTATAAAATCTTTTTATATAGAGCATGAGTATATGCCAACATACATGGAGATTTGTGAATCATTAAATATGAAATCAACTAGTTCAGCTTTCCATTATGTCAATAGCCTGGATAAGAAAGGGCATATTAAAAGATTTAAAGAAGGAAAGTATGGAGGCAATAGAGCTATAGAACTTATATAGCTTGCAACCTTGCAATTAATCTATCGGCTCTTGCTGTTACTTGTGTGTAGTAGCGAGAGTTTTTTAATTGGTAACCACATTCAATCCAATCACGATCTTTTACAGCTTTCCGAAACAAAACAAATTTAGATAAACGAGGTCTGCCCATATTAAACATAAGGTTTCCAATTATCAATTGCACTTCTTCCGGCAACTCATCAAAGTCTTCAAATAAAATTTTACATTCATCGATGGTACCATAAACATCCGCCTGGAAACATTGGTTTACTCTGTCAGGAGATACGGCTGTGCCAACCGGCAGATCGTATTCCTCATCCCATTCGGTGACAAGGTGACCTATCCCGTGCGTTGGCAGACCTAAATGATCTAAGTAAATTTCGTACTTACATCCTTCATCTTCTTTGAGATCTTCTCGAAGCTTATCAATGTTCATGTTTTTTTCTTCTTCTTTATAAAACCAGCTTTCATATTCGCATAGGCTTTACTGCTTATGGTTGAATTTTTTTTAGTGCGTGAAATGCCTTTCTTTTTTCGAGCTAAAATATTTGCGTAAAGTCCTGGTTTTGCCATTAGTTTCTCCTTCGGTTTTTCATTGAGTTAATATGTTTGTGCCAAAAATAATTAGCTAAAGACGTAAACAGATCGTACATTTTCATATAAAATTTTGTCATCGTTTTTGTTTCCTTCTTAGTTCGTAGACATGTTTGTAATAAAACCGGTTACCAATTCTATTAAAAAATTTTGATAGACTTAACCAAAACCAAATCATTTTTTTCCAATCATTTTCATAGCTTGACCAACACCCTTAATTCCAAACGAACTACTAACAGCTATAAATAAAAGGTACTGATACCAATCCGGGAGAGTGTTTAAAACTTCAAAACCTTTTCTTACATGTTCTGTCATGCTGGGTATGAAGACTAAAATGGCGGGAGCAAGCAGTACACCTAAAGCAAACTCGTCTTTATAAGATCCATCAGTAGCATCAGCCATCGATTTTTCCCAGGCAACTTCTCCGGAAGCAACCTTCTCAGCAACTACAGCTTTGGCTTTAGCTTGAGCAACTTTAGCTTGCCCATCAGCTTTAACTTTTTCTACTTTACTGTTCATCCAATTACTAGCTAGTGAAGCTATGGGTCCTATGATTGCAGATAACATATTAATTCTCCTTAATAGATTTGTACTTTCTTAGGATCGACTGTCGGTATTAATTTACACATACATTGGTAAACTTGTGGCTTGTCTTTTTTAATATAAGATTGATTGGTCAATGTGTTTTTGAAACTCATACAATCATTTACATTTTGAAAATAAATACCGCCTTCGCTAACTGCACCATTTAACGTGCAAATTAAAAGGAAAGCTGTCATATCAAACCTTTCTTCTTGGCTAATATAAAAAGGACAGTTGCTACTCCAGTAAATAATGCTGTAATGAGTATGCCTAATACAATTTTGAGAAACATATCTTGTATATACTGTCTGCGTTTCTGGGCTTTCACTCGTGCTTCTTTTCGGGATACTCGGCAATCAGCACAAAATTGTATATAGTCTGTGTAGAGGTTGGCTCTCCCAAAAAGTTGCATATACTCCCTCAATTTTTCTTGCTTAACTCGTATAGATTCAAGAGCCATAAATTCTTCTAAATCATTGTCGGTCTTGCCTAAGAAATTAGTCCAAAGACTATTCTTTTTTTTGTATAAATCTTGTTTAAGTTTGTCTTCAGCCCCTATAAAATTGGCAATCGCTGATCCACAACTACTTATTTCCTTACCATTTTCTAGTGTTTCTTTAATTATTTTAAAAGCAGAATTAGCTACTAAAAGTATCTCAAGCATGGACTACCTCACTAGCAAACCTATGAGTAACACAATAGCTGTGCCTGAAGTTCCTATCATAATATGTTCAATACGTTTGATGCGTAGTATAGTCTCTTTCCATCTCTCAGAACAAACTGCTTCATGAGTATCAATTTGTGCTTTTACTTCAGATGCTTTGACCATTAGCCTTTGATCTCCATGAGAGTTATGTTTGTATCTATTCTAGGGTGCTGAGCATTATCTGTGTCTCTACCAGTTCTTCCTAAATATGATGTTCCACTACTGTCATCTCCCATTGCACATAGTCTATATGAAATCTGAGAAGTTGTTTGAGGATCATGTATTGTGTTGTAACCTATATTAGTGCCTTGCCAATTTGCACTTGCTTGCCCATTCCAACCAATAGCTCTTTGTCTTGATCCTGCCGAATCTCCACCGCTAACTATTGTATCTGTATTAGCTACAGATGTTCCAGTAGCAAACCTTAAACCTACTGAACCAGTAACACTAGTACTGCTATAAGAAAAAGTTGCTTGTACTAATATTAAAATTTTACTAGATGTGCTTGTTGGAGTTATAGTAGCAGTCGGTCCACACATTACGTTTTGTGCTGTCCAATCTTCAGGAGCAGTTACCTTTGCTGTTTTAGTCTGCAACACACTACCTACTGGAAGCCTATCAATCACGCTTGCTGAATTTAGTTTGGTTAATGCCATTCTCTATGCTCCTATACTGACGGACAAAGTTTGATGAAATGTATTTTTGTACCATAAATGTCACTAGTACCACCTCTTACAATTACAGTATTATTTAAACTTAGTTTATGCCTAAACTTTACATTTGATACATTATTAACATTTAGAGTATATGGTAGTGTGATACCTACATTAGCATTTGTTGCATATCCATGATCTCGTATACCAGTAACATCATTATAAGTATTATTATCTGTTGTTACTTCCATTCTAACACCACTTGCTCCAGATGCTCCACCACTATGATAAAAGTTTAAAACTAACTCTATTCTCCAAATACCAGTAGAAGGAAATGTCCAAATACCAGTACCATTTGTTCCCGCTGAAGAAGCATGAGACATACCACCATTCTTATTTGCAGTATTATTAGTTGTTAATCGTGTGTATCCAGCAAACAGTAAGTCAGTATTATTATGTTGAGTAGTGTTATCGTCATTGTAATACCAAGTTTCTATTACACTATTAGTTTCAACATAGCTTGTTGCACCAGTACCACCATTAGCTATTGGAAGAACTCCACTTACTTTGCTAGTTAAATTTACTGCACCAGTTCCAATCTTGTTAGCAGTCACACTACCATCAGTCGGTGTAGACACAGTACCAACATTGCCAAACACTCGTACAAAATCAATCGTATCTGAACTAGATAACGTAGCTCCAACAGTAAGAACTGCACCATTTAAAGACATAGTCGATCCACCTTGGATCACACCATTAATTGATACTAATAGATTGTTAACTGTTTCTGGAAAGTAATCAGCACCATTTAGTTTTAATGTATAGTCATCTGTGGCACTAGCTGTAAGTGCATCTAACTCTTGGAATAACCCACTACTAGGTTCGCTTCCTATGTATGGCATGGCTTATTACTCCTTTGGATATTTATCTTTAATTGTTTTGATTGTTGCTTTCCAAGCAACTACACCATTGTGGTAGATGTCATCTAGTTGGTCTGCTATTGCAGGATATTCTATTGCTCTATCTCTTTGGTATTTCTTAGCTTCCCATTCTGCTTTTAGAGTAGCCATATGTTTAGTTCTTTTAGCTTCATCATCATAATCTGACTGACCAAACCTAGAAACTATTTCTTTCCAGACAGAACTGTGTTCGTTATCCCATCTTTTTAATTCTAAATAATTCATAATATTTTCCTATGCCAATCGGCAACCTCCCCAATGACTATGTCCTACATGATAATCTGAAGTGCTTGAAGAACAAACTGCTATAGTGTCTCCACTTGCTAAATTGATAATAAGTGACGAAGTTTGAGTGTGGTCTTGATTTCCTTGATCATAAGAAAAATATTCTCCATTATTATGTTGTGAAGCAACTTTTGCTGAGTTTTTAAGAAAAGAAAAAGCATTACTAGTATCAGCATTAGCCGTATATACAGAATAGTTAAACATATAAACACCATTTGCAGGTGCTGTAAATTTATAAGTTGATGTGTTGTAACAACTATCTGTGTCAAAACTGTCCTCAGTAGAATCATTATTAAAAGCTAAGATTCCATTATCTGATGCTGTAGCCCAACTAGTAGAATCATTTCTAGCCATAAATGCAGAACTTCCTGCCACACTAGTACCACTTACAGTTCCACTAAAAGCATATGTGTCTGCTAGGTTCATTGACTCAGCTTGAATTTTACTTAATGCCATTCTATGCTCCTATCCTGCATAAATTCTAATCTTTGTGATTTCTTGGTTTACATTTGCATATTGACCACCATAAGATGCAAAGTAAAAATAATACCCAGTACCATCTGCTATAGTAGAATCTATTGTAATTGTCTTTGTACCAGCAGTAGGATTATGTGATGATAACCCATCAGTATGACCACTACTTGTTCGATTATTCTGAGCCATTCCAAGAGTTGTTTCTGAAAGATAGAAGTTATTATTACTAGTTACAGACCTGTAAATAATTTCTATTTTTGTGTACCCAGCTGGTATAACAACTTTATTAGTGCTTCTTATGCCGTAACCAATACCATACCCAGTTTGAGCAGTACCATTAATTCTTGTTTTAATTCTATCAGCAGTTGCACCTGCCTCTCCACTTGAATTGTGATTATAGCTACTAACAGTCCAACCACCAGTTACAGAACTAATATCGCCACTTCCACCAAAATCATCACTATTAAATAGCACTATATCAGGGAGACCTATAGTTATAATTGTAGAATGTATATACTCACTACTATTTGGATTTTGAAAAACAAGTTTATAATTTGTTGCTACACTTGCAAACGTACTTGTTGTAGCTATAGTTACACTTTGATCGTTTGTATGTGAAAGATTAGTTCCAACATCACTATTATCAGAAACTTTACGAAGCTTAACAGTTGATGCTGAATCCATGTATTGACCTGACAAAGCAATAGTTTGCCCTGTAGCTGAACCAGTTAAAGTTGTAGGTGTAAAAGAATTAACAATAGCATTTTTGGTTAAACCAGCTTGAAGTTTTGCAGTTGTTACAGAACCATCTGCTAATTTACCTGTGCTTACACTTCCATCAGGAGGAACAGTTGTTTGAACTGCTCTTGCTAAATACAAAACATAAATATCATCTGATGTTCCGACACTACCAGTAAGACTAACTGCTGTACCATTTGTACTATATGCAGAGGTCGGTTCTTGTCTAACATTATTTATGTATAATGCTATGTCATTTGCATTAGCTACTGCATGAGTTAATGTAAGGCTTGTTCCAGAAGCACCAGTTAAATCTTGCTTGATAAGACTTGTGAATGATGTGTCTACTTGGTTTCCTATATATGCCATTTAAAAACCTTTATGTGCTAATTGAATCAACTCTTGATAACCAAACATCTAAGCTAGATGCTGTGTTAGATTGAAAAAACATTCTGTCGTTATTTTGCACCACCATCTTAGCTCCACCATCTAGTAACTGTAGTGCTGATCCACTAGGTATAGGTGCATCTTTTATTATGTAATGTACGTTTGTAACTGTGATTGAGTTACCCATTCCACTATGTTGAGTGCAATAATAATATAGGGTTGATGCTGTTGTTGATGAAGTTGTAATCACAACCTTTGCATTAGCTTGTGAAGGTGTACCAGTTGCAGTTACACCAGCAGTAATAATAGAACTATTAGCACCTTCAGCTTGCGTAGCAAATCGTAACACATGACCACTATTACTGCTATGGCTTACATCAAATGTATATGTAAAACCTTTGTATAACGTAAGTTGTGGTTTGGTCTGACCATCTATTAAGAAATTACCACCGACCACAGTAACAACAAATGTAAAATCAGCACCATAACTAAGAACACTTGATGTCATAAAACATGATGCTGTTATAGCATTAACACTTGTGTTTGCCATGTTAATCCCAATGATTGTATCATCTGAATTAAAATCAGAACCATCTGGTAAGTCTTGAGCAGTTGTTCCTACTCCAGTTAAAAAAAGTCTTTCAAAATCTTGAGCCATATCTTACTCCCTATAAAGCCACAGCCATTGCTGTAGCGAATCCCTTTGATGCTAAAGTTGATGTATCAGTTGCTTCTACTGTGTTCCATGCAGAGCCAGTATAAAATTTAAGTACATTAGAACTGCTATTAAAATACAAATCTCCAGCACTAACAGTTCCACCACTAGGATCACTTGAAGCTGAACCATGATAGATATTAGAAAATTCTGTTTTAGATAAAGCCGATTGAGTTGCCCAATACTTAGCTGAATAAGCTGATCCATCTACTGTACCAGCAGTATAAGTTGCCCAATCTTTTGCAGAGTGTTTACCAGTATTTGAACCTCTATCTAAAGCACCTATTGCATAACCTTTAGCTGAATAATCATCTGCACTATCTACATGAACTGTTGCATTAGGATTAGTTCCACCACCAATTGCCCATTCTCTAGCTGAACCAGTTACACCAGTTACACCAGTACCACCAACAGCTTGTGCTTTAGATGAAAAATCAGAAGTGCTTGGAACAACACCATCAACTTTAGTTGCATAGTTTTGAGCAATTGTAGCATTAGCACTAGACGAATTAATATTACTTATATTAGAAGCTACTGTAGAAACAGCACTAGAAATGCCAGCTACAGTTGCCACATTAGATGCAACCCCAGCTACAGTTGAAAGATTAGAGGCTGATATCCCAGCAACACTTGTGATGTTACTTGATATCCCAGCCAACGTAGCAATGTTAGCTGATTGACTTGCTAATGTGTTTCCATTGGTTATTGTAAATGTGGCTTCAGGATTACCAGTAGAAGCATTAAAACCTAATAACTTTCCTAACCTGGTAGCTTTTACCGGCAAGGTCATGTTAGCACCGGGTATGGTATCATGCTCGGCTAGTCTTAAAGATCTATCAATCTCTTCATTAGTCTGCTGATGAATAAACATATTCGTATCAAAGTCATCTTCTAGACTAGCTGATGTAAGCTGACCACCTGATGTATAAACTGATGTCCTGGCAAAAGGAATATCTGAAAGTAAAGTAACAGTCTGAGAGTTAGTAGGGTGGTTGCCTGAAGTAAAACCAACAGTACCGGCACCAGTACCTGAATTTAATGTGACAACATAATGAGTGCTTTCTTCTTTTTCGGTACTATCAACATAGACTTTTAATTGTGATGTAGCATTTATTTGAAACGCAAAAGCAAAGTTCCCGGTTGTTCCATTGCCGGTATGTTGAACTCTTCTAGTTTGTGCCGTTACATTATAAGTTGCCATTCTAGATTACCTCTCTAGGTTTTATACACTATTTATTTTCACTCGACAATATCTTTAATCTATCATCAGTACTTAACATAATATT